TTGAATGATGAAGATGTATAAAGCTAAGCAAAAGCGAGTGGCTTGGTTAACGAGGATTGGAATTCATCCAGTTGTTATCCGTTATCAGGAGGGGCACGGGTGGTATGTTGACATGATTGGCGACATGCCACAATCAAGGTTTACATATCACAAAACGGCAGAGGAAGCAGTGGAAGTATTGGAGAGGACGTTGTTGTAATGGCGGAATTATTAATTGCAATCGGAAAAGTTGTGTTAGGAGCGATTGCGTTTATTTGGGCCGGAGTTTCCTTAATTGCGTTTCTGATTATTTTGTCAATTGCGCAAGACAAAGCGGAACAGTCAGCCCGTGATCAGCATGAGCGATTAAGACGAGAACGAAAATTAAAGAACTAAATTATTGGCGGGGGTCTTATATGGAATTTTTGGACGGACAACAAATTGATGAACGAGGAACGGCTCACAACGTTGATTTATTTCTTACTAGGGATTTAGAGAAGGCTTTACGTTTTTCAGGTGAGAGCCGTGATGGAATTTCATCTCCACAATGGAGCTTTGAACCTAGTGGGGGAGGTTATGGAAATAGCCAAGAGCGTAGAGTGGGAAAAGTGGTGACAGCCAGCAACATGGTTAAAGCCATTGCAGACACAATTCGCAATTGCGATGAGTTAAATTCTAAAATCTTATTCCAATGTTACATTGACGAAATGAAGGATTGGCAGGTTGCAACTAAACTTGGTTACACCAAGGAACACTTCTCACGGCAAATTAAGCGATCAGCGTTAGTTGAGTTTGCAGACCGATATGAGGTTTATGGACGTTTTTATCACGTTTACGAAGATTTACATGTTTATTTAGCATGAATATCAACAAGACATCAACACGATGTTAACAACAGGTCAATTTGACATCAATTTGACATCAACGAAATGTCAACGAGATGTCAACGCCACATCAACGGTTGATTGTTATTATGATATTGTTCAAAATATTACATATAAGGCAAACGCCTTAATTATGGGTCAGTGTGTTAGACAGGTTTAACTAATGATTACTAACTAAATTTTGCGTGCAACATACATTTTTATCCAAATCATTAGTTACATTCGCTGGTGCAAGTCCAGCCACATGATCCGATTCTTTATTACGTAGTAGTAAAACTTGTAGATTTCAATCAGCCAGTAAAATGACTGATTATGAGTGCGATATGGTTATGCGGTTCTTTTTTCTGATTCGGGTAAGACTCCTTTTTTTTATTTTTGAAATCACGTTTATGTATATACGTTTGTTTAAAATGCATCTGTTCCGGTTCGATTCCGGACGCACTCGTCACATTCATACATTGTCAAAGCGGGTTACGATCTCCGTGAATGACAAAATTCCCGTTTGTTATGATGGATTCCGAAGCGGGGAGCCTAGCGAGCCTTGGAGCTTGCCGTAATGGCATGAATGTAGTCCCGGTCGTGGTGACAAGGACGGTTCAAGTCCGTCACTAGTATTATTAGTACTAGCCATGGTGGTTAGCGGTGGTTCGATTCCACCGCTGGGACTTTGAATGGCTTTCACCATTCTTAATTGTTGCCAGGACACTGGCAGTAATTGCTTATAACATTTACGCTCGCTCATTTGCGGGCGTTTTTATTTTAGGAGGACACGATGGAAGTTAAAACAGTAGGGATTAATTCGATTAAACCATACGAAAACAATCCACGAATTAACGATGGTGCGGTGGAAGCCACAGCTAATTCAATTAAAGAATTTGGGTGGCAACAACCAATTGTGGTTGATAAGGACGGTGTCATTATCGTTGGACATACACGATTAAGGGCAGCCAAACAATTAGGATTAAGTCAAGTTCCGGTTGTTTATGCTGACAACCTGACGGATGCACAGGTCAAGGCATACCGTTTAGCCGATAATAAAACAGGCGAATTAGCAGACTGGGACTTTGATTTGCTTGATGTAGAATTGGATGACCTTGATTTAGATTTCGATATGTCCGATTTTGGATTTGAATTAAGCGAAAGTGAAGACGATGATACCGAAAGTGCTGTTGAAGATGACTTTGATGAAGAACCACCAACTGAAGCTAAATCAAAACTTGGTCAGATTTACAAATTAGGACGTCATCGATTGATGTGTGGTGACAGCACCGACAGCTCTCAAGTTGCTGATTTACTAGGGGGGTGCAAGCTGACCTTCTCATTACTGATCCACCTTATAACGTTGCTCTTGGAATGGGCGGATCGGTAGACGAAGCGAGGAAGCGTCATCGAAGAACTGATGGATTAGTTATTATGAATGACAAGATGGAAAATGATGATTTTCGGCAATTCTTGATTAAGGTTTATTCTGCAGCTAATGATAATTTAAAAGAAGGAGCAACATTTTATATTTGGCATGCGGATAGTGAACGTTATAACTTCGAAGGTGCAGCGCTCGATATCGGTTGGGAAATTAGGCAAACGTTGATTTGGAATAAAAACTCAATTACGTTAGGTCGACAAGATTATCAATGGAAACACGAACCGTGTTTATACGGTTGGAAAGCCGGCGCTTCGCATAATTGGTATTCAGACAGAAAGCAGTCAACAGTGCTTGATTTTGACCGACCAACAAGAAGCGAATTGCACCCAACAATGAAACCAATTCCACTATTTGATTATCAAATTAAGAATAGTTCAAAGAAAGGTGATAATATTCTTGATTTATTCGGTGGCTCCGGGACAACGTTAATGGCTTGCGAGCAAAACGGACGTAATGCGTTTTTGATGGAATTAGATCCAAGATATGTTGATGTAATTATTAAACGTTGGGAAGAATTTACCGGTAAAAAGGCTGAACTAATTAATTAAATTAATTATATTCTTAACTTTGACTGCTTAAATAAAGTGACCATTTCTTTGAAACAGAGCTATTATGTCAATGTAAAAAGAAACGGAAAAAGGGGTCAAAGCCATGAAGTATTACATAATGATTGAATTAAACACAGCTATTAAAAATGGCTTTTCAAATAGCTACGGAACATTAGAATTAAAAAAAAGTGGGTCGGTGCAAAACCAATGAAAGTCGCTGGCAATCCGGTTGAAGTTGATTATAAAACATGGGAAAAAGCACAATTTGGGATGCATATCGTTGATATTGACGGTGTTATGATTCCAACTAGTAAATTGATTGCTATGTAACAGTGATGAAAATAATAAAAATATTTTAAGAAGGTCAGTAAAAATGCTGACCTTTTTATTTGGAGGAATTTAATGGCGAAAGGAGTTTACAAAGAATGGTTAAAACCTGAGAAGTTAGTGTTGCTGCAAGGTTGGAAACGAAATGGTTTAACTGATGAAGAAATAGCTAAAAACATTGGAATTAGCCGGAAAACACTGTCTGAGTGGAAATCAAAGTATCGTAACATTGGTGACGCATTAAAAATAGGCAAACAGCAAGCTAACTTTATTGTTGAAAATAAGCTATTCAAGAGAGCAAAAGACGGCAATGTTACAGCGATGATTTTTTGGCTTAAGAATAATTGGCGTGATAAGTACAACGATTCAACACTTGGGCCGGAAGAAGTTGCTCTGATGAAAGAGCGTAAACGGAAAGCCAAGGCAGAAGCAATTATTGCTGAATACCAAGCCGAACAAATCACTAATTCATCAAGCAACGTTACAGGCGTAACTATTGTGGACGACATACCAAAGGAAGAAGGTGCGGATGATGACAACGATAAGTCTTAGACAGCAAATCAACCCGCACTTTTACAAAATGTGGAATACAAATAAGCCGTATGTTGTCTTGAATGGTGGTCGGGGTAGTTTTAAATCGTCAGTTGTTAGTTTGAAACTGTGTGTTGAGTTGCTGAAGTTTGTTGAGCAACGGTGCAAAGGGAACGTCATCTGCATTATGGATAACATTTCACACATCAAGGACGCTGTTTATTCTCAAATCCAGTGGGCGCTTGACTTGCTGGGGGTTGCTGATGAGTTTTACTTCCGTGTTAGTCCAATGACGATTATGCACCGTAAAACAGGCAACTCATTCCACTTTTACGGTGCTGATGATCCAATGAAACTTAAATCAAACAAGGTGACTGATGTTATTGCGGTTTGGTTTGAAGAGTTCGCTAACATGAAGTCCGTTGACGTGTTCGACCAGTCGGTGCCAACGTTTATTCGGAACGCCAGCCCGCACGTTGACCACGTTACGGTTTACGTGTCTTACAACCCACCGAAAAACCCTTATGATTGGATTAACGAATGGGTTACGAGTAAGGAAAACGATGACGATTATTTAATCGACCACTCGACTTACCTTGATGACGAGTTGGGTTTTACAACGCCACAAACACTCAAGTTAATCGAGGGGTACAAAGCAAACGATTACGATTATTACCGCTGGCTTTATCTTGGAGAAGTTGTTGGACTTGGTACTAACGTTTACAACATCGAGTTGTTTAATCCGCTTGATAAGTTACCAGATGACCAATCAATCAACGCTTTGTTTTATTCGGTCGATACTGGACACGAAGTCAGTGCAACAACGTGTGGTTGCTATGGATTGACTAATCTCGGCAACGTAATATTGCTTGATACGTATTACTATTCACCGCAAGGAAAAAGTCACAAAAAGCCACCATCCGAGCTGGCAAAGGACTTAAAAGGGTTTATTGACAAGTGCACTAACGAGTATGGTTTACAACCGGATCGCATGACAATTGATAGCGCTGAAGGTGCGCTTGATAACCAGTTTTACAACGATTATGGAGTGCACTGGCACAAAGTTAACAAACTTAAAAACATCGATATGGTCGACCGTGTGCAGGATTTACTTGCTCAGGGTCGTTTTTATTATCTCGATACGGATGCCAACAAGGTGTTTATTGAAGAGCATAAGAAGTATCAGTGGGACGAAAACACTTTACAGAGCGATGATCCAAAGGTTGTTAAGGTTGATGACCACACAGTCGACCAATTTAAATACTTCGTACGTGACAATGAACGGCAACTTGGTCTCAAGTGGTAAGGAGGTGATTATTTGAACATCTTTAACCGATTTATTAATTCAATTTTGAAAGGGGGCGCAAAACTAGGCATGACACAATCATTAGGCTCAATCACAGATGATTCACGAATTAACATTGATCCAGAAGAATACGAACGGATTAACAAAGCAATTAAGTACTATCGTGATGATTTTGAAAAAGTAACCTATAAAAACACGTATGGAGTTAAACGAACCCGTGATTTACTGAGCATTAACGTAACTAAAATGGCAGCGCATCGTTTAGCCACCGTAATTTTTAACGAGCAATGCACAATCACAATCGATGATGAACCAAACAACGAGTTACTCGCCGATGTGTTTGAAGACAACGACTTCTACAATCAATACGAGGAAAAGTTAGAACCAGGCATTGCGCTCGGTGGCTTTGCTATTCGTCCTTATGTGGAGGATGACAAAATTAAGTTGGCTTGGGTTCGAGCTGACCAATTTTATCCACTAAATTCAAATACTAATGAAATCACTGAGGCGGCTATTGCTAGTGTTACGACCAAAATTGAGAGCCACGCACCGGTTTATTACACGTTGCTGGAGTTTCATCAATGGGACGAGCACGGCAGTTACCAAATAACTAACGAGCTTTATCGGTCAACCAACGCAACAACGGTCGGAAATCAAGTGCCACTATCAAGCATTGATGAGTATGCCGACCTTGCACCGCAAGTTACGCTTAACGGGCTCTCACATCCGCTTTTTGCTTATTTCAGAGCACCAGGGGCTAACAACATCACACCAAGCTCACCACTAGGACTTGGGCTAGTAGACAACTCGCATAAGATTGTTGACGCAATTAACGCAACTCATGACCAGTTTGTGTGGGAAGTTAAGATGGGGCAACGCCGTGTGGCAGTGCCAGCTGAAATGCTCCGGCGTGGTAATTCGTTTGGCGACAACAATGCCAGTGACAACCGTCAACCAGTATTTGACGCTGACGAAAATGTCTTTGTTCAAATGTACGGCGATGATATGGACATCAAGGACTTAACAACTCCTATCCGCAACGACCAATATCAAGCGTCCATGGACTTTTTCTTGAAAGAGTTTGAGAATGCCGTTGGTATTAGTCAAGGTACGTTTACCGCAACGCCAAGTGGCATTCAGACCGCAACTGAAGTGGTTACTAATAACTCAATGACTTATCAAACACGGTCAAGTTACTTAACTCAAGTTACTAAGCAAGTTAACGCCTTGATCATTGCGATTTTTGAATTAATGCAATGTGGCCAGCTGTTCAGTGACGGCAAGCCACGGTTTAGCGGTGATGTTGATGATTTACAAATCACGATTGATTATGCTGACGGTGTATTCACTGACAAGACAACGCAATTCACGCAAGATAGTCAAGCGGTGGCCATGGGAGTTATGCCAAAGAAACGTTTCTTAATGCGTAACTTTGGACTTGATGAAGATGTGGCCGAGCAATGGCTCGAGGAACTTGATGAAGAAATGCCAGAGCTAGACCCTGGCTCTTATCAAGGCACTAATTGGGATGACGGTGACTAGCTATGAACGGCCGTAAGCGTATGGAGCAAGGCGCTGGACACATTTATGACCTTTACACCGAACTTCAGAACCAGCTATATTTGCTCATCATTAATGCTTTGAAAGACGCTGATTATAAGCACGTCGACCAAGGGGACGTTTTGATGTGGCAAATGCAACAACTTAACAACATGAACCGGCTTAATGACGAGGCGGTTAAGGCGTTAAAGGACAAAGACGGATTAAGCGAAGACGCTATTCGTGATTTTGTTAAATTCCATGGTATGAAAATCATTGATGAAGTTGATGATGAATTGAAACGGGCAGGCGCTGAACCGCAACCTGTTTCAGAACGGGCTAAACAAGCGCTAGGAGCGTTAGCAGCACAAACCGCTAAGGATTTACAGAACAACATCAATGAAACGCTTGTCAGTCGAAACAGGGGGCGTGAGAGTGGTTTTACAAAGGCTTATCGTCAAGTGTTAACCGAAAGTACAACCGCAACGGTTACGGGCTATATGACGCACGAACAAGCAGTTAATCGTGCAGTTTATAAGTTGGTTGATAAAGGCTTTCAAACCCCGTTAATCGACAAAGGCGGTCGTGGATGGAGCGTTGATAATTACGCACGGACTGTGTTGTATTCAACCGCCAATCGGACGTTTAACGAACTACGACTAATGCGGATGAAAGACCATGGCTTAGTAACTGCATTGATGAGCTCACACATGGCCAGTCGTCCAGCGTGCGCACCTATTCAAGGACATGTTGTTAACGTGGTAGACCATTCCGACCCTGATTTCGACAAGCGATACCCGACTATCTATGATCACGAGTATGGAGAGCCAGGAGGAACGCAGGGAGTTAATTGTCGGCACATTTTAACGCCGTTCAATCCTGAAACAATGGAGAACCACGAACCGCAAGTTAATCCGGCCCAAGCTATCCGAAATGGTGAGATTATTCAACGGCAACGAGCAAAGGAGCGGGCTATTCGTTCCGCTAAGCGCCGAATTTTCACCGCTGAGGCGCTTGGAGATGAAAAGACGGCTAATCGTGCCAAAGCATTGTTAAGGAGCAGACAGAAGAAATTAAGGGCATTTATTAAAGACACCAATCAATCATTAGACCAAGACATTTTAGTGCGGGACTACTCCCGTGAGAAGTTTTATCCAGGAACTTAATTAATCGACCTGAGCATGTCGTTAAAAGGCTCTTTTTTCATGCAATCTTTTTCACGGTGCGTGCCGTGTAAGAAATAAAACGTTAGGAGAGATAAGTATGAATCGAGATTTTCTTAAGAACCAAGGACTTACTGACGAACAAGCCAATGCAATCATGGCTGAGTACGGCAAGGCAGTCAATCCGCTTAATGACCAAGTGGCCAAATTAACCAGCGAACGTGACGACTTGCAAGGGCAAATCACTGAACGTGACGGCCAATTGAAAGACCTTAAGGCGACCGTTAAGGACAATGACGAGCTCACGGCTAAGATTGCCGACCTTGAAAAAGCCAACAAGGACGCTAAGGCAAGTTACGAAAACAAGCTAAAAGCGCAAGACAAGGAATTTAAGATTAACAATGCCTTGCGGGATAGCGGTGCTCGCAATGTTAAGGCTGTTCAATCATTGCTGGACTTAGACAAGGTTAGTGTTGACGACAACGGCACATTGATTGGTTTATCTGACCAATTAAAGGCGGTTAAGGAGTCAGATGGTTACTTGTTCCAAGAAACTCAAAACAACGACGAGGGTGGCGAACCTAAGTCAAAAATCACTATCACAGGTGGCCAACCAAGCAACGGAAATTCAAATCAACCAACGATGGTTGACCGAATTGCTGCACGGTTAGCCGGCAAGGAATAAAAAAGGAGATTTAGAATAAATGACAGTAGTAATGGATCAACGTGATTTACAAATTCTTGATGAATCACTTCGTTTTGAAAGTAAGATGTGGGATGTGTTGCAAGGTGGAGCAAACATGATTACGCCAAGCGACTTTCTTGACGCTGAAACGGTTCGTGTAAACAAGATGGACGGGTTTGTTAAGCCGTCACAATACAACCGTAATGGCGAAAACTCACGTTCACGAGTAGACATGGAAAAGGAAGTCTTCAAGCTATCTCAAGAAGACTGGTTTAGCTACACGCTTGATAAGTTGGATCAAACGGAAAACATGGCTTACAACGTGCAAAACATCGTGACTGGACACCGTAAGCAAATTACTATTCCTGAACGTGATAAGTATGCTGCACAAAAGATTTTTGAAGTTTCACAAAACGGTGGGAAGCTTGTTGAAGGAACGATTGACACGAAGAACGCATTAGCCGCTTACGATGACGCTGAAGCTTACATGGTTGACAATGAAGTTCCAGGTGGCTTTGTGATGTTTGCATCTAGCTCATTCTACAAGTCGTTAAAGAATGCCGATGGAGTTTCAAAGACGTTCACGACCAACGAGGCCTCAATTAACGGAATTAATCGTAAGGTTGGCCAATTAGACGATGGTGTGCCTATTTTGCAAGTTCCTAAGGGACGTTTACAAGGTCGTACGATTTCAGACACTCATGACATTTCATTCATGTTAGTGCCACTTTACGCCTTTGCTCCAGTCGTTAAGTTGGAAACAGTCGACTACATTCCAGCGGAATTAGATCCAACCGGTTACCGGGACACGATTAAGTCATTGAGTTTCTACGACATCTTCTCTTTTGACAACACGAAGAAAGGTGTTTATGTCGCAGCCTCAAAGAACAGCACGACTAGCAAGTAAGGAGAGTTAACTCATGGCATACTTAACGTTTAATGATTACAAATCAATGGGTGGCTTGGTTGTACAGGCTAACTTCGACCGCTTAGAACAAAGCGCAGAGTATGCCATTAACAACGCCACTCGTGATTATTTCCGACTGCATTCTTTGGATGACGAACCCGACAAGTTTGTGGTTGATGATTTCAAGCGTGCCGTTTATGAGCAAATTGAATACATCAATTACTTGGGCGGTGGACAAAGCTACACTCAAGCCGACAATAGTTTTAAGTCAATTTCGATTGGGCGCTTGTCTATGACGCCTGGCGGGAACAAGGACAACTCAACAACTCAAGCACGTAACGGCTTATGCCGTGAAGCTTACGAGTTGCTTGGCAAACATGGTCTTTTGTGGCGGGGGGTGTAATTTATGCGCCGTTTAATTCCACGAATTCCAAAGGAGTTATGCAATCAATCACTCACAATCAACATGCCAACGGGGAAAAAGGATAAGTATGGAAAACAACAAGTTGGGAAAGTTGAGATTGAACGGGCCATCGTTCAACCACAGACAATTTATTCCGGAACAAATAACAATCGACAAGTAACGGCCAATGCGGTCGTTTTTTTTGTTTGCCGGAATTACAACGCCGTTT